TTATTCTTAAGCCATAGTTTACTTCATTCTTGCCGGCAGTTTGGAATAAAGATTCTGTAATCTCTGACAGCTGGCCAGATTCAATTGACTGACCATAAAGTCTAGCAGTCAAAACATTGATATTCTGCAATGGAAATGAAAACAGACCGTTAGTCTGATCTTCGACAATATCGGCCACAGATTCATGTTCTAGGATTGAGTCCAGTTCTTGAAATAAAGGATCAAAAGTCACAAATGCATTAATTCTCATTTGGTTGTTCTCCGGGATATATTATATTCTGTATGGTGTCATACCAATCTTTTCCATAGGTATTTATAAGGATTTCATCGACACCAAGAGCAGTATGTCTTATCTTTATTTTACTATTTATAGTGTCTATGCTCTTACTAAGATCTTGATTATATATTAGATCTGGGTTATAGACACCAACTACAGCACCAATACCATAATTTTCTCGACCATACGGAAGATCGTCATCTGTGTCTTTAAGTTCATTATAAAATGATAGATCATTACTTAAACCAAGATCATTAATAAATTTATCAAAATTTTTAATATTAAAGTCTACCTTATTCCTTTTCATAAAGTCAAGCATTAATCTATTTTCAACACAGATTCTTTCGTACAACCTCTCATTGGTTTCATACCAGGAATAGTTTGGAAACTTGATATTCCAACCGCCTACAAGATGCCACCACTTAAATGCTTCTTCATTTCCATTATACACAAATATAAATTTAGCTTTAGGAAAATTATCTTTTAACCAATCTAGATTGTAAGAAAACCAATGTGATTTAATAATCTTAATTCCAGAATCAAAATCATCAAAAGCTGTAGAAACTTCTTGTATAAATGATTCTTTTGTTAACTTCTTTAATAAATGAAAATCCTCACCAATACCATTTCCGGGACCAAAATAGGCAGAAGAATGCATACCTACCTTTTTAATTTTACCATTTGGAAACTTTGCTTCAGTATTATAAGTTGGAAATTTTTGTTTATCACTTGAGTTAATATCTTTATGATGGGCAAGTATTGTTAGTACTTTACTCCACTTACTTCCAGGTGCGCCTGTAGCAAATATCAAATCACTGCCATCAGTCATTTTTGCCATATCCAAAAAAGCCTCATATTAGTTCTATGGTTCATTCCGGTTTTTTCAGAGACTCTATCAACCCAATCATAATCAATTGATCCATCTCTTTTTAATCTATGAATAATATTTGGTTTAACTATTAGTTTTAAATCTAATGTATCAGTCCAATATTGTACAAGCATTTCATTCCAACCATAATACATATCATCAGAATGCTCATTCATATTTCCTCTAAAGACTGCTATACCACCCCTTTTAAGAACTCTTTTCATTTCTTTTAGTTGATGTTCTATAGTAATATCATCGCCAAAATTAATACTACCATAGCACAAACAAGCATCAACAGATTCATCATTGTAAGGCAAATGCGATATATCAGCTTTTATATCTGCTCTTCTGTTTGCTATATCAATTCCTACTAGATTTTTTATATGATCTTTATATTGATTATCACCACAACCAAGATCTAATACTAAAGAAGGATTTAATTTATTAATTCTTTCTATAGTTTCTGTACCACATCTTTCAAACTTATTAATATCATGTGGTTTTCTTCTGAGGCTTTTATCAAATGCTCTAATTATATTTGAATTATCTTCTGACATGTTCTAAGAAATTCCCAACTTTCAGGCGTCATTGCTCCAGTTATATTAAGAGTTGGTCTAGGTTCATGACCAAAATTACATGTTCCATGTGGAATATCTCTCCATGGCCATGTCATACAATCACCACGTTTCCAAGTTAGAAACTCATTTCCTTGCTTCCAAACATGACCTTGTTTTTGATCTTCTAAAAATATAATAACTCTCATTAGTTTGCGCTGATCAATATCACACTCAGCAAATTTATTGTAGTCGTCTCTCTGATCTCTAAGTAAACCACCAAAATTATCTAAGTGCCAATAAAACATTTGACCAGGGAGTTGGACATCAAACTTAACATTTGGTCCACCTCTTCTTCCACCAGGATGTTTAAATTTAAAAACATCTACTATCTTTTGTATTTTTTCTGGCAACTCAAAATGTCTTGTTCTATTTAATATCACATACTGATTATCACCACCATCGACATTATAACCCCATTTTTTAAAGTCATTATATTCCATATTGTTATTATTATCTTTGCGAGGATCAGCTCTATAATCAAAAGTTGCTGGTTCTGTTTGATTAATGAGTTGTTTTACTTCTTCACCCCAATCACCTTCAAATTTACAAATTGGAATGTGTGTAGGTGGATCACAGTTTGTATCATCTCTGTGGTCATCGAAATGATACAGAGATGTTGCTTTGCAAAACTCAAATAATCCATTATAATCTTTATATGAAACAGGCGGTTTGGTTTTTAAATTCTTCCACTGTTCATATGGATTATTATCAAACTTCATAAGAATTCCTCTGTACAATCAAGAAATATCTTTCATCACCTTGCTGATTTTCTTCTAAAGCAAATCTGATCAACTTAAGATCATATGTTTTCATGAGTTCAAATATAAGTTCTTGTGTCCAAGGAAACCAATCAATAAACATAAAACTTGTCTTATCCTTTGGAATAGGTTTATGATCGATTCCAGGATTAAATCTAAAATAGATATATCCACCTGGTTTTGTCATATCAACAATCTTCTCAAACATCGCTCTGATGTGTTTTTCATCAGTTCCAAAATTAAGACTTCCTAGTGCTAGAACCTGATCATATGGTTTCTTAGCTTGGAATTCTTCCAAAGTCTTTTTGATATCAGCTGCAGCATGGTAAGGGTCTAAGCCCTTTAGATTCTGAATCTTATCTTTATAATAGTTATCGCCACATCCAACATCAAGAACTGACTTAGGATTCTTAGAATTAGCAAACTTTATTAGATATTTTCCAGACTCTGGATATGAATGTTTAGATTTCCATACTCCGGAAAAGTACTTAGATAGGTACATCTCATGCATTTTTTCACAGAAATCGGATAAAGTTTCATATGCAGTAACATCAACCTCAAACATAAAGTTATCATTAACCCATTCCTGGGTCATATGCTTTTTAAAGTTTTTATTGTTGATTTTAGGGAAATTAGACTTAATATAATTGAGTATTTTCATGTTATCTCCATACTGTAAACATCACTCTGGGTTATTTATAAATACTTAAAAGACCCTCTGGAGTAAAAAATGGCAGTACCAGCAACAAGATCAGAATTTAAAGAATATTGCCTTCGTACACTAGGTAAACCTGTTCTAGAAATAAACGTAGATGATGACCAGGTTGAAGACCGTATAGATCAGGCATTAAAGTATTATTGGGATTATCATTTTGATGGTTCAGAAAAGATATATTATAAACACCAAGTTTCTGCTCAGGATAAGATAAACCAATATATTACACTGCCAGAAAATATCATCGGTGCAGTTAATATATTTAATATCGGTGATGCACTTAATACAAACAATATGTTTAATATAAGATATCAGATTGCTCTAAACGATCTTTATACATTAACATCTGTATCTATGGTTCCATATTATATGGCGCTTCAACATATCCAAACTTTGGAATATCTGTTAGTAGGCAAACAACCGCTTAGATACAATAGACATATGAATAAACTCCATATAGATATGGATTGGAATAAACTTGAAGATAATCATTATCTAATAGTTGAAGCATATCAGATAGTTGATCCAACAACATATACAGATGTTTGGGGTGACAGATGGTTGGCCGAATATACAACAGCGCTTATTAAAAGACAATGGGGAACAAACTTAAAGAAGTTTGAAGGAATGACACTTCCTGGTGGTATTAAGTTTAACGGTCAAACAATTTATGATGAAGCTGATGCTGAAATTAAAGCATTACAAAAAGAAATGATCAGCAGTTATAGTCTGCCTGTAACAGATATGATAGGCTAATGGCAACAAATTTTTATTTTAATAACTTTCAAAATAGTCAAGAGCAGCTTCTCATTGAGAATTTAATCATTGAGTCTATAAAGATCTATGGACAAGATATGTATTATATTCCAAGAGTTATTAAAAACAAAGATGAAATTTATGGCGCTGATGATATCTCTGAATATAATAGAGCATATCCTGTTGAATTTTATATTAAGTCAGTTGATGGATTCACAGGTGACGGAAACTTCTTATCAAAGTTTGGTTTAGAAATAAGAGACCAAGTGGTGTTTTCAATAGCACAAAGAGTATTTAATGAAGAAGTTGGAATGGAAAGCAGTTTAGTAAGGCCTAATGAAGGTGACTTAATATACTTCCCATTAAATAAAAAACTATTTAAAATTATGTTTGTTAATAAATTTGAAATGTTCTATCAACTAGGTGCGTTACAAACATGGGAACTTACATGCGAGTTGTTTGAATATTCTAGTGAAAAATTCAATACAGGTATACCTGATATAGATATTCTACAGAAAAACTTTTCACTAAATGTTTACGATTGGGCTTTACTAGATGAAGATGGTGATATGATTACGGATGAGAGTGGTGATATTATCGTTATGGAAAACTTTACTATGGAACAAATAGACGATTTATCAGATAACAGTTACATTCAGAATGAGATAGATGAATTCTTAGATTTTACTGAAAAAGATCCGTTCTCTGAAACAGGAGAATACTAATGTTTGGACATACATTCTATTTCAGTACTATTAGAAAATATGTAACTTTATTTGGAACACTATTTAATGATATTCATATCACAAGAACAGATGCTAACAATGTAACAGTTGCTTTATTAAAAGTTCCTCTTGCTTATGCACCTAAAGAAAAAGTATTAGCTAGGGTTGATGCTGATCCAAACATAGATAGACAAACAGCTTTATTGCTTCCACGTATGTCATTTGAAATGATAGATATGAAATATGATGGAGCAAGAAAGTTAAATACTATTGGAAGAATGGTTGTAAGAGAACCTGACTCTACTACAAAATTAAAGTATCAATATAATCCTGTTCCATATAATATATCCTTTAGACTTTACATATATGTGAAGAACGCAGAAGATGGTACAAAGATTGTTGAACAAATCCTACCATTCTTCACACCTGATTGGACAACAACAGTTAAATTAATTCCTGAAATGGACATTAAGATGGATATTCCTGTTGTATTAGATTCTATTAATATAGAGGATTCATATGAAGGTGACTTTGATAAAAGAAGAGCACTGATATGGACTTTAGACTTTACACTTAAAGGATATATCTACGGACCAATTAAGAAATCTGGTGTTATTAAGTTTGCAAACACAAACTTTTATATTCCATCTGTTGAAGATGGACAGTTACAAAGTGCAGTGGGAGTAACTAATCCTTCTGAAAGAATAACAATAAGACCTGGTTTGACAGCAAATGGTACACCAACATCAAATGTTGCAGAGTCAGTAGCCCTATCTGAGATAGAGGCAACAGATGACTTTGGATATTGTGTGTCCATAGATAACATTATAACAGAGTGAGAGTAAAATGTACACAGGAAATAATGATCCAATTGCAAATGCTTTAGGTATAACCCCAATAACACCTGCAGAAAATAATAGTGTTATCAAAAGATTAGAAAAAGAAGCTAATGATGACACTGCCAAGGAAGATTTTACTATTGCCAGATCAAATATTCATAACATAATTGATACTGGTTCTGAAGCTCTTGATAAGCTTATGCAGATTGCAGATCAGTCTCAGCAGGCAAGAGCATATGAGGTTGTTGCAATTCTAATGAAAAATTTATTAGATGCTAATAAAGATCTTCTTGCAATACAAAAAAGTATTAGAGAGATCAAGGACATTGAGAAACCAACTAACAATACCACAGTCAATCATAATAATCTATTTGTTGGCTCAACTGCGGAACTACAAAAAGTAATTCAAGATATGAGGAAAAATGACTGAAGAAGTCATAATTGAGGGTGGTTATAAAGGTAATTCTAACCTAAAACGCCGCTCAGTAGAGATTGAATGGTCACAAGATCTTATTCAGGAATATATGAAATGTGCTAAAGATCCAGTATACTTTATTGAAAAGTATATGAAGATCATTAGTATTAATGAAGGTCTTATAAACTTTAATCTGTATAATTATCAAAAGAATATGATTACATCAATGGCCGAGAATAGATACACGGTCATTGCAACTGCACGTCAGGCTGGTAAATCAACTACAACCTGCGGTTTTATTCTTTGGTACATTATATTTAATCCAGACAAGACTGTTGCTCTTCTTGCTAACAAAGGAGATACAGCTCGTGAAATTCTTGGACGTATCCAGCTTGCATATCAGCATCTTCCTAAGTGGTTGCAACAAGGTATAATAGAATGGAACAAGGGTTCATTTGTTCTTGAAAATAACTCTAGAGTTATAGCTGCAGCAACATCATCTGATGCAATTCGTGGTTATTCTATCAACCTTCTTTTTATCGACGAAGCTGCATTCATTGATACATGGGATGAGTTCTTTACCTCAGTTTATCCTACAATTTCATCTGGCAATGATTCTAAGATAGTACTTGTTTCAACACCGAATGGATTAAATCACTTCCATAAGATATGGGTCGAGGCGGAACAAAAGAAGAACCAATATAACCCAATTAAGGTTATGTGGTACGATGTCCCTGGCAGAGATGAAAAGTGGAGAGAAGACACTATTGCTGCTATGAGTTTCGACTCAGAGAAATTTGAGCAGGAATACTGTGTTGAGTTTCTTGGTAGTTCTGGCACTCTTATTGCTGGTTGGAAATTAAAAGAACTAGTTTCAAAAACACCTGTTTTTGATAAGAATGGTGTTAAGCAATATGTAGAGCCTTTAAAAGATCATTCATATGTCACAGTTGTTGACGTGTCTAGAGGTAAAGGCTTAGACTACTCGGCATTTCAAGTTATTGACGTAACAAAGATGCCGTATGAACAAGTCTGTACTTTTAGAGATAATATGATTACACCCACAGACTATTGTTCTATTATCCATAGAATTAGCAGATCTTATAATAATGCTTCAGTACTAGTAGAAATCAATGATATTGGTGGTCAAGTATCAGATATGTTATATTATGAGTATGATATGGATACGCTTCTATCATCGGAGAACGACGGTAGAGCTGGCAAAAGAATATCATCAGGATTCAGCGGATCTAGTGCAGACAAAGGTATTAGAACAACTAAGACTGTGAAATCAGTCGGCTGCTCAATAATGAAACTTCTTATTGAGCAGAATCAATTGATCATTAATGATCATGAAACAATACATGAGTTATCAGTATTCTCGAGAAAAGGAAAGTCATACGAAGCAGAGTCAGGTAACCATGATGACTTAGTTATGTGTCTTGTCCTATTCGCTTGGTTATCTGATCAACATTATTTTAGAGAGATGACAGATATTAACACTCTAACAAAAATTAGAGATAAAGATGATGAACAAATTGCTAGTGAATTAACACCATTTGGGTTCTTTTCAGAAGGTGAAGATGAACCGGATTTAGACTTACCAAAAGGTGAGAACTGGATGTGGGCCAATGAAAAGCTAGCATGAAGGT